GGGGATTATGGTTGGTCAGGTAAACCAATTACTGATCAAGATTATCAATTTCATTTAGAAGGAAAAAAATCTATAGGTATTCAACCTTGTGATGACAATGGTTATGCAAGGTTTGGTGCAATAGACATTGATCCAAAGATATATAAAGATTTAGATATTGGATTTTATTTAAAAATAATTCAAGAAAAAGAATTACCACTCATACCAATTAAATCAAAAAGTAATGGTTTACATTTATATGTTTTTACAAAAGAATTTGTAAAAGCAAAAGAGATAAAAGATTTTTTAGAACAAGTATTATTTTTATTTAACTTACCAATTACAACAGAAATATTTCCAAAACAAACTAAACTAGGAAGTAATACAGAAGGAGATAAGATAAATGGAAACTTTATTAATCTTCCTTATTTTTCAGGAACAGAAAGAGTTGCGCTAGATCCATCTGGAAAAGAAATATCATTAGACACATTTTTAAAATGTGTAGAGTTAAATCAAATAACATCAAAACAATTAAAAGAAATATCTGAAGGTATTATTAGAAAAGAATTAACTGGTGGTAATGAAGAATTTAAAGATGGTCCACCTTGTTTAGAAATATTAAGTAAAAGTAAAATGAGCGATGGTAGAGATAGATTTCTTTATAACTATATGGTGTTTGCTAAAAAGAAATATCCTGATAGTTGGAAGAATAAAGTTTTACAAGCAGGTAGAAATTATTTTGAATTTGATCAAACTTGGACAGATGATTACATAACTAAAAAAATAAAGAACTGGGAGAAAGATACTAAAGGACATACTTGCCACGATCCATTGTTAGCTCCTGTATGCATTAAATCAGAATGTATTAAAAGAAGTTTTGGAATATTATCTGATAAAAAGATTACTTGGCCAAGATTAACTAACCTAGTTAAAGTAGATTTTAAACCTGATCCAGAATATTATTTTGATGTTGAAAGAGATGATGGTGAAACAGTGTCAGTGCACGCTAGAAATAAAAATGAAATCAAAGATCAAAATGAATTAAGAGGTTTGATTATGGCTCAAGCTGATGAATTACCACCACCTATTAAAGCAATGGAATTTTATGAAATCATAAAAGTATTATTAGCTACTCAAGATACAGTGCAACCGGCTCCAGGGACCACTCCAATAGAAATATTAAAGAAACATTTAAAGTATTACATAAACAATACACAAGCTACAAGTTACAATTCATTTAAAAGCGGTAACGTATTAAAAGATAATACATATGCATACTTTGTATATGATGAATTTTATAATGATTTAAAAGATAACGATTGGAAGAAAGATTCATCTAGAACTTCTTATATGATTGAAAAGATGTTTGAGAAAGAAGATGAAAGTTTACCAAGACCAATGTTTGATAGAAAGAAAAGATTTCCTGGTAAAGATAAAAAAACTGGAAAATCATATCCAGGTGTAAATGGATGTGCAGTTATCCCATTGTATTTATTTAAAAAAGATGAAGATGATGAGGATGTAGTAGAGATAACAGAATTTAAAAAAGAAGAGGAGATAGTATAATGATATATAAATACTTTGGACCTCCAGGAACTGGTAAGACTCATAAACTAATTAGTAGAGCAAAAGCTTATATAAGAGCTGGTACACCTTTACATAAGATAGGTTACTTTGCTTTTACTAGAAAAGCTGCAGAAGTTTCTAAAAAAAGAATGCCAGCGGATGGAGACAAGCTTACATATTTTAGAACGCTTCATTCATTTGCATTTCAACAATTAGATTTAAGTGATGCAATGGTTATGCAACCAGAAGATTATGTAAAGATAGGAAAAGAATTAAATATTAAAGTTAAGTATTATGACAAATTTAATAAAGAAGAAATATTTTATTTAAACATTGATAGTCCTTATTTTAAAATGATTGGTAGAGCACTTAATAGATGTACAACAGTTAGAGAAGAATTTGATAGAAATGAACACAATAGAAAAGAAATTAAATGGTTTATATTAAATAATTTAGATAAAAATTTAAAAGAATATAAAAGAATTACAGGTAAATTAGACTTCAACGATATGATAAACAGGTTATTACTAAAGGAAGATTTACCTAGATTTAAAGCCATTTTTATAGATGAAGCTCAAGATTTATCACCATTACAATGGAAGCTATATGACAAATTAAAAAATTATACAGATGATATTTATTTAGCAGGCGATGATGATCAAGCTATCTTTGCATGGGCAGGAGCAGATGTAGATAGATTTATACAAGAACCAGGAAAAGAAAGAGTTTTAAAATATTCAAAAAGAATATCAAGAGCCGTACAAGAACAATCACAATTACCATTAGAAAAGATAAGAGGATTGAGAAAAGAAAAAATATATTATTCTAGAAACTACGAAGGTCACTCTGAAAGAATAAATAATTTAGATCAATTGGATTTGACAAAAGGTAAATGGTTAATATTAACAAGAACCATACATAGACTAGTTGATATGACTAAGGAGTTAAGAAAAAGAAATTTATATTATCAAACTAATAAAGGTAAATCTTTTAAGGTAAGAATATACAATGCATCCATAAACTATAATTCTTGGTGTAGAGGAATACCATTAGATGAAAAAGAAATAAAAGATGTAAAAGAATTTACAGGTCAATCAATTGATAATTGGAATAAAGAAATAGAATGGTATGAAGCATTTGAAGAAGTACCTTTATCTGAAAGAGAGTACATAAAAAATATGTTAGATAACGGAGAAGATTTAGATAAACAAGCAAGGATATGGGTATCAACTATTCATGCAGCTAAAGGTGGAGAAGAAGATAATGTAATTCTTTGTTTAGATTTAGGTAGAACAGTTAAGAAAGCATCAAAGAAAAGTGATGAAAAAAATGATGAAGAACATAGAGTTTGGTACGTAGGATCAACACGTGCAAGAAATGATTTATATAAATTAAAAGCTAAGAATAAAAAAAATGAATACAAATTTTAAAGAATTATACGTTACGTATAAGCAGAACGGGATAGAGAACTTTCCTATTGGCTGGTGGCAGAGTCAGGCCTGGTTAGCAAAATTGATTTGGTTTCTCGAATCCCTAATTCAATCATACTCAGCCAAATCAACAACTGCCACATAAAAAATGAAAACACTAACAACAGATATATTTATAACAATAGTGCTAACCTATTTTATAATTAATATATTAGAGGTACTAAAATAATGACAGATAAAAACATGTTTGATAAATCGTTTCCACAAGATAAACAGATAGGTGGGAATCACTATAAATCGTTTCACATTCAACCCTATGAGTTTATTTCAAAAAATAATCTTAGCTTCTTCCAGGGAAATGTAATTAAGTACGTTTGTAGATACTTGCAAAAAAATGGAATACAAGATATAGAGAAGATAATTCATTATTGTGAATTAGAAATTAAAAAGATGAAAGATATGGAAAATAAAAAAAATAAAAAATAATGTTTAAATGTTTTTATTGTAAAAAAGAATTACTTTGGCAAAATGATTTTGATACAGAAGATACTTATCCAGATTCAGAACATCAAATAGTATCTATGTATCAGTGTACCAATAAAAAATGTGAATCTTGGTACGAAGTCTACACACATAAAAAGGAGAATGAATAATGTTAATGCCAACTACAGAATGGGTACAGCCCGCAGAGTTTCCTGATTTAAGAAAAGCAGACGAGATAGCAATTGACTTAGAAACAAGAGATCCAGACTTAAAGACTCTGGGCTCAGGGGCCATTAGAGGTAATGGTGAGGTTGTAGGTATAGCTGTGGCTGTAGATGGATATAAAAATTATTTTCCAATAGCTCACGGTGAAGGTCCTAATATGGATAGAGATAAAGTTTTAAAATGGTTTAAAGATGTATGTGAATCACCTGCAACTAAAATATTTCATAACGCAATGTACGATGTATCTTGGATTCGATCTATGGGTATTAAAATTAATGGTTTAATTATAGATACAATGATTGCAGCATCTATTATTGATGAAAATAGATATAATTATACATTAAATGCATTATCTTGGGTATATTTAAATAAAGGTAAAAACGAAACTTTACTTAATAAAGCAGCTAAAGAAAGAGGATTAGATCCTAAAGCTGATATGTGGAAGTTACCTGCAAGTGAAGTAGGTGCATATGCAGAAGAAGATGCAGCATTAACTTTAGAACTTTGGCATCATTTAAAAAGAATTATTATTGAAGAAGATTTACAAGATATATTTAATCTTGAGACTGATTTATTTCCTTGTCTTGTCGATATGCGTTTCCTAGGCGTCCGGGTAGATGTTGAAAAAGCAAATCTATTAAAAACAGAATTGGCAACAAAAGAAAAAAACTTATTACAAGCAATAGAAAAAGAAACAGGGATAGAACCTCAGATATGGGCTGCAAGAAGTATTGCACAAATTTTTGATAAGTTAAATTTACCATATGAAAAAACTATTAAAACAGGATCTCCATCTTTTACTAAAAATTTTATTACTGATCATATTAATCCAGTTGTTAAGATGATAGCAGAAGCTAGAAAAATAAACAAGATTAGTACAACCTTTATTGATACTATTTTAAGTCACGAATATAATGGTAGAATTCATGCGGATATAAATCAAATTAGATCAGATGATGGTGGTACAGTTACAGGTAGATTTAGTTATTCTAACCCAAATTTACAGCAAATTCCTGCAAGAGATCCTTTTACAGGACCTTTAATTAGAGGTTTATTTATACCAGAAAAAGGTATGAAATGGGGAACATTTGATTATTCACAACAAGAACCAAGACTAGTTGCTCACTATGCATTAAGATTTAATTATGATTCAGCTAATGCAATAGCAAGTTCTTATGAAAATGATCCATCAACAGACTTTCATCAAATTGTAGCTGATATGGCACAGATAAATAGAAAAGAAGCTAAAACAATTAATCTAGGTTTATTTTATGGAATGGGTAAAGCAAAGTTACAAAATGAATTAAATGTTACAAAAGAAAAAGCAAATGAATTATTTGATATTTATCACAACAGAGTTCCATTTGTTAAACAATTAATGAATGGAGTTATGCACGCTGCACAAACAAAAGGAAAAATAAAAACATTATTAGGTAGAAGATGTAGATTTCCTAAGTACGAACCAATACTAAGAGGTTCTGATTGGGGTACATTTGTTCCTGCTGAAGATCACGAAACAATGTTAGAATTAAAAGAAATGGGTCCACATTTAAAAGATCAAGATGGAGAAGTAATAAAAGATACAAATGGTAAACCAAAGAAAAATTATTGGTATGGTAATTCTCATAGAAGAGCATTTACGTACAAAGCTTTAAATAAATTAATTCAAGGATCAGCCGCAGATATGACTAAAAAAGCTATGGTTGACTTATATAAACAAGGTTTTTTAGCACATATACAAATTCACGATGAATTAGATTTTTCTATTGAATCAGATAAGCAAGCTGATATAATAAAAGAAATAATGGAACAAGCAGTAGATCTAAAAGTTCCAAATAAAGTCGACTACGAGTCAGGTAATACCTGGGGCGACATAAACGGTTAAATACCGCATCGTTATTTACGATCACAAAAATAAACTGGAGTTAATATGAAACAAGAATGTAAAAAATGTGGACATAGGTGTCACTGTATTGGAAACGGATATTTTGTAAGTGAAGTAATTTGTGATAATAATTGTGGCTGTTTACATTGTCTTCATTCAAGTGATGAAGTAAAACAATTTATGGAGAAAAATATGGGTTGGTTTAGAAAACAGTGGAAAAAATTTGTAGACTGGGTATTTAAAGATTTCTATTAATGTCTAAGATAACTGAAGATACGTCTGTAAAAACAGATATTAAAACTATTGGTTCACTAATAGCTGCAGCAGGTTTTGCTGTGTATATGTATATTGGTATGACTAATACTATTAATACACTAGAGACAAGACTTCAGTTGATGGAAGCAGATTTACTAAAAAAGGCAGATCAAGTTCCTGTTGACAAAGAACAATTTTTTTTGTTAGAGGCCCTAGCAGAAGATACTGAAAAACAACAAAAGCTGTTAGATGAAAACATACACGTTAAAGTTATGTTAGAAGCAGCTAGACAAGATATTGAAAAATTAAAAAAAGATGTCGAGAAGCTTAAGGA